TGCCAGTGTTCCTTAACAGGGCCAAGAAACCATTACAGGCAATGCTGACTTTCTACAAAGCGGTACAGACCATGAAAGCCTTTGTTCTTAAGAAGATGAATCAAGCACAGGCAATAGGATCATTTCAGCAGACAGATGGTGGACTACAAGTTACAGAACCAGAGGGTTTCGTTGCTGTTGACAAGTCAGGAAGTGCTGTTAAGTTGGTAGATAGGTTGGGATTCTCAAGAAGAAACTTAACGGGTATCAGCAAATTCAAGAAATAGATCCAAGTTCTTATTAATTTGTAAACTTAATTTTTCTTTATTGAACATGGTATCTCGGTTGTGTTTTCTCAACGCTTTGGTCTGCAGGTAAATGTCTTGCCATGGAGCGTCACGTAATCTATCACACACATCAACAATAGTGTTTATTCTCACATCAGGATCTCTATCTAGGTCGTACACTTCCTCGAAATAGTTGTTGAAAGTCCTGAAACCCATTTCTTTCAATTTCTGTAGATACAAATAGTTTCCGTGTACTACGAAAATGTGTTGTGCCATGATTGGTTTCCATATCTTCTCTGTCATGAAAACTTCTAAGTCATTGTCATTGGTCTCGGACACAATGCTACAGGCCGTGTGATTGTAAGGTTTCTCGTATATGTCTTGGTCCATACCATACTGCGGATAGTCCTGAGCCCATGGCAGTTCATATTCGGCAGGCAGTTTCTTCTCTGGCCAATTGGTATACAAACTATTTTCTAGTATTCCTTTGTTTAACAACCTGTTGTAAAGTTTTTCTCTATGTGTCCTGTGCGTCTTGTTGAGATATAGAAAATCGTATTTTTTGTTAGAGTGATCAAAGTTGAAAGTTTTACCCTTGTGTCGGTTGTACATGTGATGCCAAAACCAAGTGCCACCGCCTGTCCACTTGATGTGATCCACATCAATATTTGGCCACATATATTCTGGATGTTTCGTAATGTTTTCTAATGACTCCCATGGGTTTGCTTTTATGAAAACAAATCCTTGACTTTTGAGCAGATCTACTCGCCTGTGCAGTTCAGCCATGAATTCTGTGTTGTCTTTCAATCGATCATTAGCAGAACGTGTGTCGATAATGGCGAACCTCCTGTCATAGGAGTCAAGATTGTAGTCGTGCAGGGTATAGTACTCTCCGGTCATATCGAATGACTGTCCCTCCATGGAGTGCATCGAAATGTAACTCTCCAACTCTTGATGATTTCCGGTCTTCATGACATCGGTTAGAATAAAGTTTCGTTGCATATAGCCTATAAATACCTGTATGTTAACACCATTTTTAAAGTATGTATCAGAGGGAAAGGTGATAAGACGACATAGTGATTTGCAACGTTTTTCATTCCCAGAGGTGGCAGAGAGAATATATCTCAGTTTCCTAGCACTTGCTCTAATGAGTCAGAACAAAGACACAGAAGGATTCGTTAGATCATACGCCAGACAGACCATGGCCAAAGGGACATTCGACCAGGTGAGGATGATCAACAATGACCTAGCAAACATGCTGGCCATAGTGGCCGGAGATCCTGAGATAACCAAAAAGCTCAAGAACAAAAATCAAGCACAGGCCATGAGGCAAAGACTGCCAGTGCCTGTGATGGCGCTGAGGAGATACCTGAGGACGTGGGAAAATCATTACAGCAACCTTACACAGTTGGAGAGATCCCTGGGAATACAAGATGGCAACCTCAGGAACATTAGACGAGCGGTTGCCGATTACAACAAGTTGAATACAAGGATGAAGTTGCAGACCCTACACAGACTGCAACAGCAATTACACTCTAAACTGCCCAACACTGACATATTAAAGAAATTCAAGGAACTGTAAAATGATAAAATTGATTTGCGAATTGTGTGGATGCGAACAGCACTGTAGACAATCCTGTGCAGAATGCAGGGACTGTCCCGATTGTGCATGTAAAGAGTGCAATGCCGGGCCCAAATAGTTTCTGGGTACTTTACGGACAGCACACCAAACCCACTTACCTAGAAGATGCAGGCAATGGACAGCAGGCACAAAGAGATGCCGCTCTGCAATACATCAAGCAGTGGCGTGTGTGCCTGGACATAGGTAGCAACATAGGACAGTGGACGAGACCACTCTCTAAGAAGTTTGAAAGTGTGGTGTGCTTCGAACCAAATCCCAACTTCAGAGAATGCTTCGAGAAGAACATACAAGAGAAAAATGTATTGCTATGGCCTTACGGATTATCAGACAAAGAACACAAGGCAAAGCAAGACTTCAACTCAACTGTGTTACATGAAGAGGATGGAGACATAGACTGTAGGACACTTGACAGTTTCGGATTGACCAATGTAGACTTCGTTAAGATAGATGTTGACGGCTTTGAGATACCATTACTGAACGGAGCGAGGGAAACATTGAGCAAGAACGATCCCGTGATCAACATAGAGATGAAGAGGGACAAGAGGACGGATATTGTTGTGAAATGTGAGTCTATACTGAAAGATCTCGGCTACAAGTTCCAAAAACGCACAAAGAGTGACGAAGTGTGGCTTAAATCTTAATATTACAGCATAATTTACCAATCTTACCAATAAATACTTGCAACTTGATTCCTGAGCGGGATCATAGTCATTTAAATCAGAAAAAAGGAGGATTAAAAATGGCAATTACGGAAAACAACACAACCTTCGTGGCGGGAACACAGTCTTTTCTAGGAAAAGAACTTGAGTTCATCACGATTGATGCAGGTGAGGAATTAGCGAATCACTTGTTGAAAAACGAGACAGCAAACGCGATCGAGAACACAGTCAGACAATACGGTAACATCGTAGGTTCAGGCCCATTATTCGATACGAATGCTTCTAGAACATACATAGTTGAAGGTACAGACATGTTCGTTGGTGCACCAGCATCAGCAGGCGGTTCTTTTACTTTTACTGAATCAGGCGCAGACGGTTCGTCAGTAGGTACTCTTACTGCGGCACTGAAAGCACTTGGAACAGTTGATTCAATTGATCTAAACGACTCTGGCACAACTGCCAAGATCGAAGACTTAACGATATAATAGGATAGGAGAATAAAATTATGCCAATATCAAGAAATAACTTTACAGCTCTACCTGTTGAGGCAGAGCAAGAAGGAGTTGATGTATCATTCTTTACAGTAGACTTCATCAATGCAATGAACTCAGAGACTGGTGATCCACAAGCGGATTCAACAGCGGCTGGTTTAGCACTAGTACAAGCGGCTATCATGAACCTAGGAATCAACATCCTAGCAACTGGTCCGTTAGGAAACTCAAACACAGAACTTACATACATGGTGAGAGCTGACAGTTTGGACGTTGCTAACCACATCACTGCGAACGGTATCAGAGATGCGATCAGAGCTGTTGACACAAACGGAAGAGCGGCAAGTGCCACTCCAAGAAACACTGCCAACATCTCAGCGGCGACAGTAACGGCTAAAGACGTTTACATTGCTGTTTAATAGTCTAGCATAGGAGATACAGACAATGACAACTAAAGTAAACCCAACTAAAGCAAACACAACTGATCACCTTTCAGGTAAGACGATCACGGCTGTGACTGTAGACTTTGCAGTTAACGGTACAGACTTCTCTGACACTGAAATGGGACCATTGGGTGCGGTACAATTAGCGATAGCAAACCTTTCGCAAATTGGAACACCACTTATCATCACTAAATTAAGAAGTGATGGTTCCAACGATGGTCAAGTTTTTGACATCATCTGGGAAGGTGAGTTCGGAACTGACACGTACGATGGTTCAAACAGCGAGACGTTAGCGGCGTACCTACAAACTGAGTTAAGACTTTTAACTTCAGTTGGTGCAGGTCCAGTTAACTTGAACGCGGCGACTGTTGTGGCGGCTACAGCGGCATCATTCTAATTCAATTAGACTGATACACAATTACCAAAGGGCGGATCTATTTTTAGGTTCGCCCTTTTTTTACGAGTAAATAATCACATGCCAACACATTTACAAGAAGCGATAAAGATAATATTGAGTGCAGATTCCAAACTGCGAGACAAGACCCCAAGGATCTACGCCATGCCCAAGGATGAACACATGCCCAAGGCATTCACAAACCTCAAACGTATGCGATATTTGTCCCATGACCTCTGTGCGGGCAGGAACATCAAGAGATGGTTATGGAGGGATTACAACCCGGAGATAATATTACAGCAACCACCCTTCGACCGGTACGAGGACCAGAGTGAGATCTTCACGCTGATACGTCATCCGGAAGAACGTTGGTGGTCAGGCATCAAGGACATGTTCTATTTCATGCCATGGTACGGCTGGTGGGTCAACGACAAGATAATGGAACAGTGGCCACACTTCGGAAGAGGCACACTGAGGTATCATGACATCATGCAAGATATCAAACCGCAACACCTTATCAAGTGTGACGCGGGACTCAATGACAGGATGATCAACTTTGCCAAGACACATGGACTACTTTGCTATGGCAACATTCCACACGAGAAGGCACTGCGACACAGCAAACCAGATATAAAGAGCCTCGAGGACAAGGGAGTCAGAGAACTCAAAGCCTGGTTGAGGGAGAACCCAGACAGGCAGAAACAACTAGACGACTACCTGGCACCAGACTGGCAGTACTGGGAGAAGGTAGAGTACCAAGACTGATGCACGAGTACAGGCTACACACACTGGTGGACATCACCAACAACGGTAACCTCAAACAACAGTTCCCGTTCACCACAGATGCGGGACATGACATACAAGACAAGCACACACTATCAATAGCACGTGACCAGAATTCAAACTTCTCAACAATGTTGCAACTGCTACAGATGAGGGGTAACATCACGTGGGAACAGCCACCGCAGAGGGTAGAACTTCCAGACCTAGGAAATCATGCATTCGGGTCTTACTACGAAGGTGCACACTCCACATGGCACTTCCAGTTCTTCACGGAACAGTCAGGAGTTTACGGAGACGTCACAGACCCAACGGAGAACCTGGCGGAGGACTTCAATCTAGTGCCCATCGTGGCCAACTGCACCAACACAGCACACCTGCCCATACACACTTTCGTCACTAAAGAAATGCAGGGCACGGACAGACAGAAGATCATCGGTGCACTGGCGGGCGGGGTCATAAACACCTACTTTTCATACGCCGGTCCCATCGATAAATAACAGCATAGATTAGGCACAAACAAAAACTTAAAAGGCACAACTAGGCAATGCGACAGGCTCATTTACAGGCTCTATTAACGGAGGTACGAACCCTCAAAAGAGATTTAAAAAGATATATGAGTACAACAGAATTAGAGAAACAGAACCTAGAAGCACACGTGGACCTGTGTTCAGAGAGATACAAAGGCTTACACGACAGATTGAGTGCGATAGAAGTTCGTCTAGGCAGAATGAACGAAGAGATGACAGCAGGTCACAAGTCACAGACAAAGACAATCATAGCAACGGCGGGCACAGTGGTCGCAGGTTTACTATCAACAGTGGTAGTGATCCTG